TAGAGGGCGTTTGGGTATCGTGTAAATCGATCCCTGGACGCGCTTTTTATTTTGAGACATACTTACCTGAGTATGGAGCAATGTTTGACAAACTCCCTATCTCTGCATTCTTGTCGCGCCCCGAAACGCCGACGCCCGATCTGGATCTCCCTAACCTACAGTTCTGGAACTGCATGGACTATGGCGTCAGATGCCTTGAGAAGCAGTTTATCGCGACAATGGACTTCGAGGTACGCACACGCAACTTTGGATCAATGAAGGGCGAATACTGCTTCACTCTGGACAACTATCATCCAGATTGTGATACTACAAATAGTAATGTGAGTGAAGTTCCTGACGAACACAAATCACATAACTGTATTAAGTTGGATAATGGCCAGTTCTGTTTGTATCCTAATAACCGAAGTCGGATCTATGATCTGTCAATTACACCAGAGAATCCTAAGACACCTGATTTTAAGGTAAGTACAAAATACTTCCAAGTAGAGAATGGTGTTAGATGGGGTCGCTTAGGTGATACTGATGAGTATTTCTGGGAGACAGAAGAGGAACAACGAGCTAATGATAATCTGATGGCAGATATTGATGATCAATACTCTCATCATTTTGATCATGACAACCCAAATAAATAGCAAAATAGGAATCTAACCATGACAGAACCAAAAAGCGACTTTCTAGACAATCTTGCTGCCCATCAGCATGAGAAATTGCTTCGCGAAGTAGTGGGTGAAGGCAAAAAAGATCTCAAAAGACAAACCTTATTGTCCGAAGAGGTAGATACTGACCTAGAGACCCTATAAATAAGCTTGAAATATAGTGTCATTTCATGCCTGAAACCAATTCACAGGCGTTTCAGGACATTAGTTTGTCCTTTAAAGCACACCCTGTAACTGGTGACATCCAAGTTCTTAGGAATGAGGATGCGATTAAGCGTGCTGTGAGAAATTTGGTTCAAACAATCCCTGGAGAAAGACCTTTTCAGGATACTGTTGGTACTGATGTTACCAGTTCACTGTTTGATTTTGTTGATTTTGGTTCAGCGAACCTAATTTCTCAACAAATTTTTGATGTTTTGAGTAATTATGAGTCTAGGATAGCAAATACTAAGGTCGTAGTGCGTCCAAATCCTGATGATAATGCATTTGATATCTTAATTAACTACGATATTGTTGGTGATGAGTTCCCTAGGCAAGAATTTCAGTTTATTTTAGAGCCAACTAGGTAAGAAAATGCCATCTTTTAAGTACACTAATCTAAATTTCGACCAAATTAAGGGTTCTATTAAGGATTACTTGAGGTCAAACTCAGAATTTGCTGATTTTGACTTTGAGGGATCGAATATGTCCCTGTTAATTGATATTTTAGCGTACAATACTTACATTACGGCATTCAATAGCAATATGGTTGCCAATGAATCCTTCTTGGATTCAGCAACTTTGAGAGAAAATGTCGTTTCTCTTGCAAGAAACATCGGGTATGTTCCCAGATCGCGTAAAGCAGCGGAATGTATCATCAATTTAGAGTTTAAATTCAACGGAAACAGCACAACTGTCAGTCTGAAGAAAGGATTAGTTGTTGTTGGTAGTGTTGATAATACGGCTTATGTGTTTTCTATCCCAGAAGACATCGTTGCAAGCAGTCCAATCGACGCAGGAGGCACTGCTGGGTCAAATCCTCCGCGTACAGCAAACTTTAATAATATTACAGTCTTTCAAGGATCGTTTTTAACAAAATCTTTCCTCGTAAACGGAAGCACAGATCAAAGATTTATCATTGACAACTCAAATGTTGACATTGACACTCTTAGAGTCAATGTTAAAAAGTCTGGAGCAACTGCTGGACTGTCATTTTCCAAAGTTGACAACATTATTGGCGTTACGAAAGACTCAAACATCTTTTTAACACAAGAAGCACCAAATGAGACCTACGAATTACTATTCGGAGACGGTCTTTTTGGTTCAAAGTTAGAACAGGGCGATACAGTCGAAATTAGTTACATTGTCACCGATGGAAAATTCGGTAATGAAGGCAAAAACTTCGTATTTTCGGGTGATGTTCGTGATGATGCCGATAATTCTTTGGTATCTACCAATATAGTCAATGTAACGACTGTTCAGAGCGCCCGTAGTGGTGGTGAGATCGAGCCAGTTGACTCTATACGATACTTTGCACCTAGAATGTACTCCGCGCAGAACAGGGCGGTTACACCTAGGGACTATGAGGCCATCATTCAGAGAATTTACGCAAATACAGAGTCAGTTTCTGTTGTTGGTGGTGAAGAGTTGGACCCTCCAGAGTTCGGAACGGTGGTTTTGAGCATCAAACCCGTAAATGGCACATT